ATATAGTCCCTATACAGGAAAACAGGAAAATGACAGAAAGACAAGTTACTAATATCAGACTCTACAATGCCTCTAAAACGCACCAGGATGCCCTACAACGCATAAAAACTAAAAAGACATATAGTCCTTTAGGTAAATGACTAAAGAAAAACTTTACCTCAAATCAATTCAACTTATCTAATGAGTGTCTCCTATGAATATTAGGTATTTATAGGAAACCCCCATTGGAAAGAAGGCTGGATGGAACACTGGCATATTGAATTGTAATAACCACCCCAAGTCTTTTTATATAAGTTTAAGTTCTCCTTACTGGAGACAGGGGGGTATAATAAGATGTGTCGCACAATATAGTTAGAATATTGTTAAAAGTTAATAATTTGGCTTTATTACTATATAAAGGATACGTCGCACAATTAATTTTTAGATTATGAACGCTACACTAAAACAAAAGAAAGCCTTTCAGTATATGGTAGAACAGGCAAATCAAGGTAAAACACCAACTGGAAAGGAAATAATGCTTAAAGCAGGTTATTCTGAAACTTCTTCAACCTTACCTAAGGCACGATTATTTGAAACTAAGGGTTGGCAAGAACTACTTGCTACCATAGATGACGAAGTAATCCTTGGTAAAATCAGAGAAATCGCTTTAGATAGTTCTGACAAAAGAGCCTGTCTTTCGGCTATTGATATGTTACTGAAACTTAAGGAACGCTATCCTGCTGGTAAATTAAAGGTTCAGGCATTTAACGAGGAAATTGAACGTTTATCTGATGAATTTTCAGAAAAATGATAAGCGATACAAAGTTACAGCAAGTAATAAAATGGACACCACACCCGTTTCAACAGGAAATTCTAGAAACTGCAGCCAGGGATGTGGTAATTTGTGCTGGTAGACGTTTCGGTAAATCTTGTTTATGTGCCTATATAGCACTAAAAATGCTATTAGAGGATAATAAACACATTTGGATTGTATCTCCTACCTACGACCTATCCCAGAAAGTATTTGAATACCTAGTTAGATGGTTTAGTAAAGTAGCACCTTCTCAGTCAAATAACATCCAAAATAGACCTTTTCCTAAGATTAAAACTGCCAGAGGTTCTTGGATTGAATGTAAATCAGCTGAAAATCCTACTTCCTTACTGGGAGAAGAGTTAGATTTAGTTATCGTAGATGAGGCAGCTAGGATTTCTCGCAGAGTTTATGATACCTATGTCTTTCCGACTACTTCTTCAAGACACGGAAGAACAATTTTTATTTCAACACCATTTGGACAGAATTGGTTTTATGATAAGGCTATGGAATGTAAGAATGGTGATGGAGCATATTTTCACTTCCGAACCATAGATAATCCACATTTTACAAAAGAAGAATGGGATAGAGCCAAAAAACTCTTACCTGCTCAGGTTTTTGAACAAGAATATGAAGCATCTTTCTTGCCAGATGCAGCGTCAGTTTTCAGGGGAATTGATGAAATAGTTAAAGATAATACCTTATCTGACGTTATCGCAGGACATCAGTATGTAATGGGAGTTGACTTAGGAAAACACGAAGACTTTACTGTAATTACTGTAATAGACAAATATAATAATAACGTAGTTTATTTTGACCGATTTAATCAGATTGACTATCCCTTTCAACAGAAACGTATTCAGGCAACTGCTGATAGATATAATAATGCTCGTATCATTATTGATTCCACTGTCATAGGAGAACCGATTAAAGAAGACTTAGAACGATTAGGACTTTTTATAGATGATTTCAAATTTACTAATCAAAGCAAAAAAGAGTTAATTGAAAAGTTAAGTATTTTTATAGAACAGAAACAGGTTTGGATACCACCCAGAGAAGAGTTAATAGACGAATTGAGAGCCTTTGGTTATCAATTATCTAACTCTGGAAATGTAATTTATAAAGCACCACAAGGTATCCACGATGATTGTGTATGTTCCTTTGCTTTAGCCGTCTGGGGATTGACTGGAAAAGCCAACCCTAAAACTGCTATACAAAACGCCATAGAGGAACGAAAGGTCAAAAAGAGAACAAATTACATATAATATGCCGTTCAAAAAAAGAGGAAGATTTTATTATTCACCTAGCGGAAGAAAATTCACAAAAAAACAAGTGATAATGTATTATGCTACCTCTGGTTTTAAAAAAACAAGGAAAAAATAAATATGATTAGTGAACAAATTAAAGACCTAATATCAGATTTTGAATTAGAGTCCATACCGAATAATCCAAGTTACGCCAAGAATCAGTTTGAGATTTTAGAGCTGATTGATTCTTATTGGATGGATAAATATAAAGAAAATGAATATGATTCTTTAGGAGTAAAGAAATGTTTTTATAATATTATAGAAAATCCTACATTAGTTGCTTCTAAGATGATTGATTTAGATACTAAAGATGTCAGAGTGGTAGCAGAAGATGGACAAGAATATTATCCTGCTTGGTTTATGAATAAGGATGTGAAGATTTATATGAAAGACAAAAAGAATGAAGATGGTCTTACATTTGGACAACTTCTTAATTTATTTGTATATTCACTTCCTAAATATGGACACTTATTAGTAAAGAAAGTTGGTGATTCAATTAATGTCGTTCCTTTACAAAATATTATCTGCGAACAAAACAGAAAAGGATTTTTAGATTGCGATATTTTGATTGAAAAACATTGTTATACACCAACCCAATTCAAGAGAATCGGCAAAGAAAAAGGTTGGGATTGGAAGAAAACTTATGACAAATTTTCTAAAGCAGATGAATTTATTGTTTATGAAGTATTTGGTGCTGAAGATGAAGAGGGAAATAATTATTTTATAATCCCAGAAAACCTTGATGATAAATTTATTATCCACAAGGACAAAATAGATAGAAATAAACTTTACAAAGAAATAAAATGGGATGATATTCCTGGAAGAACTTTGGGTAGAGGACAAGTTGAAAAACTTTTTGAAGCCCAAATCCATATGAATACCATTGCCAATTACAAAAAGGAAGGATTACATTGGACTTCTAAACATATTTATCAATCTAGAGATGGTGGTATTGGAAGAAACTTAATGACCCAAACTGAAAATGGTGATATTATTATCGCCAATTCAGAAATTTCACCGATAGCCAATGAAGAAAGAAATCTTTCTGCTTATAGAGAAGAAGAAGATAGATGGGATACCTTAATTGACCGAAGAACATTTGCCTTTGATGTAATGCGTGGAGAACGTGCTCCATCATCTACACCATTAGGTTCTTCTATTTTACAATCTCAAATGGCTTCTGGCTTCTTTGACTTGAAGAAAGAAGACTTGGGTATGTTTATCAAGTCAATAATTTATGATTGGATTATTCCTGATTTCAAAAAATCAAAAAGAGGAAAACATAATATTCCAATGGGTGAATTTAATGAAGGTGAGTTAATGAGAATTAGAAATCTTACCATCATTAATAAGACCAACGAAAAAATTATTGATTATATTTTGAAAAATAAGAAAATACCAAATAGTCAGGAATTTGAAATTATTAGAAGTTTGGTTAAGGAACAAGTTAAGAGTGCTAAGTCAATAGAAATTCCGCAAGGATTTTATGACAACCTTAAATACAAGATAGATATTATCGTGACTGGAGAACAAGTTGATGTGGCTTCTAAATTGGCATCATTACAACAAGTAATGGGAATTGTAGGAACAAATCCTACTTTAATCAAAGACCCGACTACCAGACAATTCTTATTCCAAATGATGGACTTGGCAGGTATTAGTCCAGCTGGATTAGAAGGAGATATTCCTGACGTAGGAGATGTGATGGCACAAGCCAAATTAGGTGGTTCTGTCCCAGCACCTACTCCACAACCAGTAACTAATCAAACTCAAATTACACAACAAATATGATTATACGCCTAAACAAAGAAGACGAGCAATTTATCAAGATAAACAAGGACTATCTTAGTGCTATGTTTTCTCGTTGGGTTGCTAATATGAAAATGGATGTATTTGATATGGAAGCTGTAACAGAAGAACAGAAAACTGAAAGAGATAATCTTATATCCATTATTAAAATTTTTGAAACACTTTTATCTACGGTTAAAGTTTTACCTTTAACTAAGAATAAAATTGATAATAACGTTTAAAAATCGTGAGCACTAAAGCTCATTAAAAAATGAATTTAAGGAACAAAACTCCTATGGAAGAAAATGATTTAGAGATGGAGACTCTTGAAACTCCAGAAGACAAAACTTCTATAAATGACCAGTCGGAAGAACTTGAAAATCTTCGTAAAAAAGTGGAATCTCTTGAAAAAGATAAACAAACTTTATCTGCTCAAAAGGAACACTTTAAAGAGAAATTTGAAAAAGTTACTCCCAAAGAAGAAGTTAAAGAAACTCCGATTCCAACAACTGGACTCAGTCCGTTGGAGATAGTTAATCTTGCGAAGACACTAAACGATTATTCTTCTGATGAAGTAGAATTTATCGTAAAGGTGGCAAAGAGTAATAATCCCGCTGATATTATTGCGGCTTCAAAAGATGAGTGGGTCAATACAGCAATTCAATCTCGTAGAGAAAAAAAAGAAAAAGAAAATAAGATACCCTCTTCTTCTTCTCCCACAACTGGAAAAAATCCAATCGAGTCAGTTAAATTAGCCAATGACAAAAGAATTACTGATGAAGAATTAGATAGACGCACAAGAGAGGCGTATGAACAGAGCAGGAAGAACAAGGGGAGTGCTAGTATCTAAATAAATGGCTTACAGTCAAACATATGATGTGTTCAATCCAGAAATCTGGAGTTCTAAATTAAACAGAGCTTTCCAGAAAAAATTGGTTGCCGCACAATTCTTCGATAATTATTCAAGTGAAATCGCTGGTCGTGGAGATTTATTGTGGATTCCTGGCTTATCTAATGGATTTACCGCTACCGCAATCGCCACATCTACTGGCGATATTACCCCAACCAATTTGTCCGATACAAAGTCTTCAATGACTATCGACCAATGGATGGGAACATCTTTCGTAATGACCGACTATCAAGCAAAGATGGTTGGTTCTCAGTATCGTTTACA